CCGTCGCAGAGCCGGTCGTCGTTTCACATTCGATTTGTACAGGAGCATTGAGAAGAAGAAGCTCTCGGTCCTGCGCGAGATCGTTGCTGACCTCAACCTGAAAAAGAGCCGCGATTTCATCTTGATTGAACTCGTCTTGACGGGGGACAATTTCGAGCCGGTCTTCATTCGGCTCTTCCCAAACGATATAGTTGCGAAAGTTTCGCTCTATCATTCAATCTTGAAGGTTTGTTCGTGTTGAAAGATTTGTTCGTTTTCTGTCTCCGGATCCACGTACTTCAAAAGGATTTTGTACTCCCGCCTTGGAAGCAAGTTGTCGAGGTTGACGTCGAAGTAATGCGTGCGGCCGTTGAAGGATACGGCAGAGTACCGCTTGTCGAACGGATAGAAAATCGTTCCGGTGCGCACATCTTTAATCTGATACCGAAGTGAACGTCGTGGAAGGTATCTCGCGTTCTCGATTGATTCGGTTCGCTCTGTGGGGCGAATGCCAAGAAACTGCCGTTGCTCGAATTTTTCTTCAACGGTCACTTCAAAGCGGGTTGGGCCGCCACTATACTCGTTTTGCAGCTTCGACACGTACGCCGTGAAGTTCTCTTCTTCGATAGGCTCGGAGCCCTCTGTAGAAAACTCATAGTCGTCGACGCCCACAAGAAGGTGTGGAACATAAATCGTGCGGGTGTCGTTTCCGAAGAACTTGAGTTCGGTGCGGCGGCCGAAGTCTTCGTCTTTCCGCTTCAAAATGATTCCATTCTCTGGACTTGACGCGAGCACAGAGTTCATCTTCAACTCCACGTCCGGATCGTCGCCGTCAAATACTTCTTTGCTAACAGGCGTTGAAGAAAAGTCTCCGCCTTCGGTTTGCCACGGCTCATTGAACAGCCGATCTTTCCATGTAGCTGGCTCAATCGTTCGTGGGTTGTTTTCTGCACGTCCTCGCCCTTCTCGCCAAGCCGCTTCAAGAGGAAACGCCTGAATCTCGTATCTTTTGGGCATCCCCATTCCGTTGGCAAACCACATGCGAAGCCAAGCCGTGGAGTCGTAAGGCTCTGGTTCTGGATCCGGCTGTGGCTCGGGTTCAGGGTCTCTTTTCGGAGCAACTTGCTCTCCGAAGAAAGCGAAAGCGTTTGGCGGCCCAAGCCCAACGTCTCCAGAAAGTGTTTGCCGAGTGTCGTCGCGGTCAACGGTCTCGAAACCGAACTGCGCAAACGCGTTGGGGCCGTCTTCGACAGTCTCCATGAAGCTCTCGTCAAGCTCGGGGAACTCCATCAAGATGCGAGAAGGTTGTGGAGTGCTGAACGATTCATCTGCAACGTTCAGAAACTTGCGAGTGTTCAGCTCCAACACTTCATCGATTCCGGCGTTTACGTCCGGCGCATATCCATATATGGTTGTGTCCTGTTTCGGACGAACAAGTTTGAACATTTATACGACTCGCACTTGGATGTCTCTATTCGGAAACCGAATGGTGAATATAGACGGGTCTTGGGACGGAAATATCACGCCTCGACGTTCTGCACGGTCAAGGTCATAGCGGTTTCCGGCGTAGCCTTCGTCGGTGTTGAATAGGTTTTCAAACTCAAGGATCTGAACGTTTTGAACTCCCTCCAACGCGTTGAGGTCATTGACGATCTCTCCCTGAACGATTGGCTGGTTGAAGTCTCTGTTTTCGGGGGAAAGAGCTTCTTCGATTGTGTTGATGACTTCGATTTTCGTTTCACGATTGGAAAAGGTTTGAAATACCGACACTTCCACTTGCGCTCCAACGTTAACTACGTATCCGTCCAGAATGTTGATTGCGTCTGTGAGCATTCGGTATTGCCGCAAGAACTGTCGAACGTTCTCTTTGATGGCGTCATTGACGGAAACAAGATGCTGATTTTCATCCCAACCGAGCACTCGCAAGTTCACTGCCAAAGGGTTGTCAAGCTCGGTGTCTTTGTCAACGGTTGCCTTTGCGACCGAACCGTATCGGCTCGGCATCGAAAGCACGCGAGTTACATAGTCCTCTTCGGTGACAACTCGGTTCTGTGCAGCGAAGAACGCTTGCGCGTTTCGCCTCACTTCTTCAGTGGACTCTCCGGGGCCGCCGCCGGTCGCTGGAACCGGATTGGTAACTCGAATGGAGTCCTGAATCTCCTGCAAGATTTGTTGGCTGTCTGCTCCCACCGCTTCAACGTCATTGATGTTGAAGGTAATGTCTTCGATGCTCGTAAGATCATTGATTGGTACGTTTGAACCAGTGCCACCGCCAACGACATACTCAACTTCAAGCGTCGTGTCGAACGGCACCTGACCGAACGTGTCAATAGAAAGGAAGTTGGCGGGATCAATCGGCAGCTCAAGCTGCTCAATCGACCGTATCTGCGGGTTTCCAATCGTCAAGGGGTTTGGCACAAGGCGGCTCTGGTTGTCCTTCGATACTCCAGAACCGAACTGAATGGACGTGAGGCCGTCGCTTCGGGTGCGAGAAACAAAGCGGCGAGGCTGCCGTGAAAGCCGCATAAGAAACGGCACTTCATCCCGAAACTGTTCAAGCTCTTCGTCAATCCCGTCGACGTTTCGAAACTCTTCGAAGACCTGCTCTTGGGCGAGATAAGGAACCTCTCGCCACGTGTTTCCTTGGGCGTCTTCAACGTTCAGGATCTCGATTACATTTTCATCCTGAATGAGCCGACTCGGGTAGGGGTCGGGATCGCTAAAGTCAAACGTCGTCGTTTCAATCGTTCCTGCGGCCGCACGCACGCGTTTTGTAAGAAGGTAACTCGCCGGTCGGCCCGTGTTCTGGTCCATCTCAAAGATTTGAACCTCAAGTGGGCTTTCAGGCGTGTCCACCTCAAAGTTCACGTCTTCAAGTGTCCGAAACTGCACGTCCGGTCGTGAACCGCTCGCCACAATCATGTTCTCTTCGATGATCGGAACGAATCGAAAATCCGGTTGAACCGTTCCGCTGACCGTTCGAGCCGGAACCACCGCAAAAACGTCAAGCTCTGTCGTCGCAGGCTCAGTAACGTTTGGGCGATACCCCATTTCGTTTGCCAACGCGACAACGTTTTGCCGCTCTTCGGCAAACTGGATGAAGTTTTCTTTGAACTGTGCGTCGGTATAAAAAGAAAGCACGTCTCCCACGTAGGCCGCCATGTCGATATACATGAGGCCGATTGACCCTTCACTGAAGTCCTGTACTGTGTTTGGATAGTAGGCTTCAGCGAAGTTTATGAGCTGGTCTTGGATCGAAGCGAACTCTCGGTTCAGATACCGAACGTCCACTTCTTTGTCGCCATTTGCCATTTACCTACGTAGGTTGATTTGAGAGTTCAAAGAAAAGTTGAATGTTCTCTTCCTTGTCACCGGGAAGAAAGGCTGTCGTAAACGTAAGCTCAACAGTTGCCACTTGGCGTTCTTCGTCCCTGCGCACCACCAGATCAGTGATCGTGACGTAGGGAATGAATCGCTCAATCGCTCTCTCGATTTCTTCGCGAATATCAATGCGAAGCTGTTCGCTCATCGGCTCAAAAAGAAGTTCTTCGAGCCTTGTACCGAACTCAGGTCGGGCGATTCGCTCGCCTTTCTTTGTCGAGAGAACGTTGATGATGTTTGCCTTGGTATGCTCAATCGTCGTGAAGGTTTTGTCAAAGTAACCGTCACTTGAGCGTTGGATTGGGTAGTTGACCCCAAGTGCGTCTTCTGGCATCTTTATTCATCAAATTGGTTCATTAGCTCGCTGTAATCGCGGTTGGCGGCTTGCTTCACGTGGCCGGGAGCTTGCGCTTGCTGTGCAGGGTTTGGCTGTGCTCCACCTTGTGCGCCTTGTGGAACGGCACCGCCCATCGCCTGGTTTCCATCAACTGTCGGCCAATCTTGCTGACTTCCCTGCTGTGCTCCACCTTGTGGTTGCGGTTGAGGTTGTGCGCCCCCTTGTGCTTCGGCTGCAGGGTTTTCGGAGAATCCGCTTCCAGCTTGTGGCATTCCGCCGGACATAGACACGCGGCTATTGCCGCCGCCCATACCGCCCATGCCGCCGCCCATTGCTTGTGCGGCTACGGGGTTCGCGACCGCTCCTGCGGCCGGTCCTTGCTGTTGTGCGGGTTGCTGTTGCGGTTGCGCTTGCGGCTGCTGCTGTGCGTTGAGCTGCTGTTTGCCGCCTTGCTGTTGCTGGCCGCCGCCTCGTGCCTTCTGGCGAATGTGTTCAGTGATCTTTTGCAAGTTCTCTTCCTTGCTGTTCTCACCACCGCCGCCGGTGTTGGAGCCGCCGCCCATTTGCTGCTCTGCGCCTTCCTTGACCGCTTGCTTCATGTCTTGCTTTGTGTCTTGGCTTTGAAGAACCTCATTCACGAGTGGGTCTTTGCTTTGCGGCTGCTGTCGCTGCTGACCGCCACCGCCTTGAAGAGCCGATTTGATTTCGGTCATCACCTCACGCTTGACTTGCTTCTTCATGCGCTTGCGCTCTTTTTTGAGCTTTTTGTTGACAACCTTGTTTACGAGCTTGACTAGCTGTTTGCTTTGCTTATTCATATGATTGTGGTTTTGCCTTGTGCAGTTATAAGTATGAAACTCACGCGGATGCAGGGGACATTTCTCGTTTGACTTTCTCGCCAACATTGTCGACGAAGATTTTTTCGGATCGAACGGTGTCCCGAACCTTTTGCTCGATTTGTGCGTATGTTCCAGATTGGTTCGGCGGTCCGGTGGGGCCGCACGGTGTCGGGTGCGTTTCGATTTGAAGCGTCTGCAGCGTTTCTACGAACCGATCGTGGGTTTGCTGCCCTCTTGCCACCGGCTCATTTTCGTTTTCCGTAGCAAGGTGGATATTGCCTTCAGGAAGCACGTCAAAATACGACTCGGAAATGTGAAGGTGCCCCTGAATCGAAAGCGTCTTGATTCTCTTCTTTGCGTCGATCGTGTAGTTTGAAAGCGTCACCCAGTTCGTGTCTTTCTTCGAGAACCCCATGATTTGCCGCTCTTTGGCGTTCATCACAATGCGATTTGTTGCCATCAATATCTGAGCGTTATTGTAGCTCGGGTCCTCGGCGGCCGAAAACAGGTGGTCCCCAAAATCGACTGTTGTCGGCTCCAGCTCTGCAGACGTCGAATCCGGATCAAGTGGAAACTCAACGGGTTCGTCTGTAAGATAAATCGAAGTTGGGTCGTCGTTGATGTCCTCAAAAAATGGAGTGAGGTAGTCTGCACTTTCCACGTCCGATCGCTGGCCGACTCGAAGCTGCATGATCGGATTCATGCTTCCATCACGGCCGAGCCTCACAGAGTTTCCAAACCGCCCTTCAACAACGGTATCTCCTGCACGGTGACGAAGTGGTTTGATTTTATCGGAAAGCTCGAAATCTGCGCCTTCGATATCGAGTTCACCGCCGCCGCTGGTGCCGGGAGTTCCTTTCTGTGCGTCGGAGACGCTTCCCCCTCCACCGCCTTCGATTTTGTCAATCGAGAACTGTGCTGCTGAGTTTTGATTTGGATTCGTGCGCCAGTTCGCGGTCTGGAAATAGTAGGGCTTTCCATTGAGGTCTGTTACAACTACAAGCTCGTATTCCAGCGGGTAGTCTTTGAACCTTGACTTCATCGGATGGGCGTATCCAAGCGATTCTTTGTCTCTGTCAAACTCAGAAACGACCTTCCGAACCTTTGCCTTTCCAATGTCCTCGTTTACGGTGTAGTCCGGATGATCCGAAGAACGAATGACATCGATAACCTCTGCAAGCTCCCAGTTCCGATACTCCCGATCCGGTTGGCTTGTATTTTTTTCGGCGTACTCCCGGCCGGACACCTTATTTGCTTCATAACCGCCTTTCTTCTTCGGCGTGATCCGGCTCTTGTTTTGCTGGTAGCTCATACATCAAGCTCTTCTTCTTTGTCGATCTG